GCACGAGTTATCGGATTTTCTTAAGCCTAGGTATGAGACGCTCGATTAGTTCCGCGTGTGCTTGGTTAGGAGTTGTAGCCCCCCAGAACCAGTTGTAGATCGTTGCGCGGCTCACGTTGAACCTCGTAGCAATTACGTTCACAGGAATATCGAGCGCTATACACTTGCGCCCAAGGAGTACACCCCACGACTGCTCGTCGGCTTTTTTGTTGGCCTCAACCAGTCGCTGGCTGTATCCGTAGGACATAAATTACTTCTCCTTTGACCAAGCATCAATAACAGAACCCAAGTCTTTTTTGACTGTGGGGGTAGCAGCCTCGGCCTTTTTGCTTTCGCGTTTAACCGGCTCGGCAACATCAGGTTCGGGCTCGGCGGCTTTTGGAACAGGCGCGGCAAGTGCGGGAGCGCGGCCAGACATATCCGCTTGATACGGAGTCATGACAACCATCTTCTGCACTTCTGGCTTCTTAGCGACTTCACTAGTTACAGTGTGCTCGGCCTTGTTGATGAAACGGGCCGGTGTAAACAGCACGGACTGATTGTCGTTTTCTTCGTTGAAGCTCAGCGTAGTCACAACGTAGTCTAAGCTCTTGCCGTTGTTGGCGAGGTACTTAATGTAGTTCTCAAACGGATGCGTGTTGTTGCCGACACTATCGCCAAACAAAGACTTGGATGCCAAGTTCATCTGGTACACAGAACCTTCGAGCGTAGTGCCAAAATCTTCAACCAGAGTCATAGCCAAACGACGGGAGTAGCGGCAAGCCTTAGAGTTGCCCTGACCTGAACCTTTGATGTTCTGAGCACAGGTGTCGCATCGGGAAGACTGCGGGGCGGTTGAGCCAGCATCGGGCGCATTGCCGTCGTTAGAAAAGCAATCTGGAGCGCTTGGCTCGGCATCGGGTGTCCACTGCTTAGCGTAAAAAATACGCCCAACTTTAGGAGACGCGCTGACGATCACAACGTCGAGGTTGCCCTTGACCTTGCCCATCTCTTCACCGCCAACAGTCTTACGGAAGATGCCGTTCTTAGGCACGATACGCTTAACACCTGTGCGGCCAGCGAGGGCTTTGGTAAGGTCGGAGACCCCTGCGTTTTGCAGGAAGTCGGGGAGGTCTTGATTCAAAACAGTAAGGTCGGTCATTTTATTTCTCCTTGGAACGTCTAACAGAAACGGTAAATTCGCTTTCTACATTTAAGCCCATAGGCAAGTAGCCGGGATTCTCAGAGAGAAAGTCCTTCATGTTGGTTTGATGAAGTCGTTTCTCCAACAGGCCAAATGCACCATTCTCTTGAATGAAGTCGTACATCGAATCCCAATCGTTCGTCCAGTACCGTGACTTAACTGTACGAATGATTGTGCCGTGTGGTGTTCGGATGCTGTCAGCACCCATTTCTTTGCAGGTGTCCAACATTTGGGTGGTAAGCACCGCTAGCTGGTCCTCAAGTTCTTTGTCCTCTACCTCAAACGCTCGCTTCTTATCGGCTCTAGCGTCCCTGATCTTTATGTAGATCGAGGTTAGCTGGTTCAAGTCTATAGCGGCTGTAGCTTCTTCATTCATCTAATGCTCCTAACAATTGTTAATGGGTGTGAGCGGCACTGCTCACGAAAACAAGTCTATCACAGCTTTGTACATTGTCAAGGGATTTCGGCGAGTACTTGACGGTAGAGATCAACTATCTTTTGGTGGCTACTCACGTTGCCCCGCAGCATGGAGTAAATCTTGCGCTCTACCGTGCTACCCATGATGTGATAGATGGTCATCGGGTTGACTTGGCCCGGGCGGTCGATACGCGCATTGGCCTGTAAGTAGGTCTCAACGCTAGTGCATGGAGCGTACCAGATGATCGTGTCAGCGGCGGTTAGGGTAAGTCCGTGGGACGCTGCTTGCGGCTGTATGATAAGCACCTTGACTGTCGGCTGCTCTTGAAAATTCTTTACGATGTCACTGCGCCGATTTACTGACACTGCGCCGTTAATGACTTCACACGCAATGTGGTTCTTAGTCAAGTGCCTCTTCAATAGCTCGATGGTGTGGGTAAAGGGTACGAACACCAGCACCTTGTGACTGCACTCATCAATGATCTCCTGCACCACGTTCAGGCGGTTTGATACATCGAACTCCAGCACTTCGCCGTTGTCGGTGTACACAGCGCCGCCGGAAATCTGTAGCAGCTTGTTGGCTTTTGCGGCTGCGTTTACAGCGGAGACCTCTTCACCTGCTGCCTCAATGAGCATCTCCTTCAACAGCACCTTGTAGTACGCCAACTGCTGCGGCGTGAGTGGCGCATCTCTATCTACGGATGTAACTGGGGGCAAGTCAAGGCACTGAGCTTTCTCAAACCGAATCGCTGGCTGTAGGATTCGGTGTACTGTTTGGTTGGCTGTCGGCTTCGGAGTCCACTTGAACTTAGTTAGCTGCTGCATCACTGAGTCGCGGTACTGCCCAAAAAATGGTGACACTCCCTTGGGGTTAACTAGCTTTGCCAGACCGTAAGCATCTACAGGAGACTGAGCAGCGGGTGTACCCGTCAGCATCCACAGACCCTTAACACTTTTGTTGATGTCACGCAATGTCTTCCAACGTTCAGTCTGCGCGTTCTTGTAGGCTGAGGCTTCATCAACCACAATGAGATCAAACTCACCGTCAATGATTTCATTCTTCACGATGCTTACACCGTCGAAGTTGATGATTACAAACTCAGCCATTCCGCCAATAATCTCTTTGCGTTTACGCACGCTTCCATAAGCGATATCAACCGTACGGTGTATGGCAAACTTGAACAAGTCCTGCTGCCACGCTGACTTCATGATTGATAGCGGACAAATGACAAGCACTCGCTTAACGACGTTGAGGTTCATCAAATGATCTACCGCCCAGATGACCGACGCCGTTTTGCCTGTACCTTGCTCGTTAAAGCAGAATGCTTTGGGGTTGCTAATTAAAAACTCTGAGGTTACCTTCTGATGATCGAACGGCGTAAATCCATGCGGGCGAGGCCACGTATACGTATCAAGGCTCATTTTTTCTTTGGCTTGTTGACTTTGACTGTGTGGTCAGAGTTGCGACTAAATGAACGGTTGGCGCTAGGAGACTTCAGTTTCAAGTTGCTCGGCGCGTTAGTGCCGCCTTTGCTCAGCGGAACCGTGTGGTCGATGTCCTTACCCGTACGATCGATGCCTTTTTTATCCATCTCGTTACGGGCACGTTGGCGGTCCATCCGTGTGGGTAGTTCGCCCCGCTCAACTTGTTGGGTGTACTCTTTTTTATAGGGACGGGGTTTGTTTACGTATGGCATGGTTTAACTCCTATTGTGTTCACAAACTTTGACGGGGCAGAACCTACATAGCGGGCCGGTGATCGGGTTCCACACACCGTTCTCTATCGCTGCTTCGATACGCGCAACATCCTGCGCTGGCTTCTCAATGTACTTGTCTTTCATCTCGGCGTGATGCGTAGCCTTGATAAAATCTTTGCTCACCACAAACAGCAGGGCCGACTTGATCGTCTTGATCTTAGGGTACTTGGCAAAGATAGCCGTGGCCACCAAATCGAGTTGCTTTACGTCAGCATACCGAGAGTTTTTGCTAGTCTTGTAGTCAACGGAGTGCGCTATGCCGTTCTCCTCATTAAGCACAACCAAGTCGGCGATACCGTGCCACCAAACATCGTCGGCATTAAATTCACAAGGCTCTAGGTCTTTGGTGAGGCCGAGCATCACTTCACACAACTTCTCGCCGGGGATGGCGTTGAGTTGGTCAAGCATGTCCTTCATGTACTCAAATTCGGGAGGGATCGGAGTCTTGTTGAGTATGTATTCTTCCGCAACTGTATGCGCTGACTTGCCGTACAGAGTCGCTACGGTGTCGGGCTCACGCTCGGTCTTAAGAATTCTCGTGTGATAGTACTTTTTCGGGCACTGCTGAAAAGTCTTCAGGCTGCTGAAAGACCAGACGATTGGTTTGGCGGTCATCTTTGACGCTCCTGCATGTCTCTAATCGAGTTAATCATCAGCTTTGTTTCTGCCATCGCAATGAAGCCCTGCTCAATTGCCTCGGCAAACTTTTTCTCTAGCATTGCTTCGTGCGCCGCCTTCAACGCGTTCTCGGCTAGCATACAAGGCCGTGCGTAATCAACAATCGCCATAACTATCTCCGCATCCTGTCTCACAATTAAGGGGTAATTCCAGCCCCCATGAGGGACGGATTCGCATGCAGATTTCAACGTATTCCATCGCGGTGATGATCTCTTTAATCGGCACTAAACAGGCCACAGCATCGTGCACCGTCATGACAACACGGTACTTGCGGTTGATCGCAAGCATCTGCTCACCAATGATAATCCGAGCCAAGGCTTGACACACGTTCTCTATCAACTTGCCTCCATATATCCGATTTGGTATAACGGAGCGGCCTTTCTTGGTGTCGTATATGAGTTCAAATTTGCCGTCATCGTCTTGGCTGCTACGCAAGTTGGGGTAGCGGAGGTACAGGCCGTTGGGCAGTTTGATACCGTCTTTACCGTCAACTTTGAGCACACCGTTGCGGCCCAACGTTGTCGTCTGGCCCCTCATGATTGCGTCTAGCGCCGTACCCGCTGCTTTCCACAGGGCTGTGATCTTTGGGTAAGTTCTGCGGTACACATCAATAATCTTCGTCGCCTCTTCTAGCGTAATAGCCACACCAAAATTCTTTAGTTGGGCCATGAACTTCCCTGCGCCCATGCCATAGCCACAGCCAAGGATTGTGGTCTTCCCCACAAAGCGTTCACGAGTGTCAGCCTTGGTGATAGGCCGTCCGTAGATAGCCGATGCCATGATGCAATACACATCCTCGCCACGATCAAAGGCCGCGACCAAGTCTTCCTGTCCAGCTAACCATGCCAGAGTACGCGCTTCAATTTGTGACGAATCCGAATCCATTATTGCGTAGCCAGTCGGCGCAATGATGGCGTACTTAAGAGGTGAGGTACGTGGTAGGTTCTGGAGGTTTACGCTGTCAGCACCGCCCCAACGTCCTGTGTGAGCAGCGTAGTAGCGCAGCGGAACTGGCATTGACCCTCGATCAGCGATACCCAGAAACCTAGCGGTTCGTGTCTCTTCCAGCGTAGACTTAACGCCCAACCGCGCAGCCACAATTGCCTGTACGATGACGTTATCGTGCTCCAGCAGGGCCTTAAAATCCTCGTCGCTCTTAGCGAATGCGTAAGTTTGTTTGCCCGTGGTCAGACTAACCTTCATCGGTGGCTCTACACAGAAAGAGCGGAGTACGTCGGCTAGCTTGGGGTTGCTCATTAGATCGTCTTTGTCAATCAGCATCTTGCTCATCAACAATTCCTTCTTGTCCCTAACACTTGTTAGGTGGGCAGTAAGCACCTTCTTGTCCAACTGCAACACTGGCTCTGTGAACATGCGTATGGTCAGGTCGATCAACCGAAACTCAATTGCGGGAAACCCCTCGCTCATGTGCCCAAACAAATCCCATGTCATAGCCACATCGTTCTTGCAGTAGCTGCCGTAGTCGGCGAGTTCTTCAGATGTGAAGTCTTTGCGAAAGTAGTTGATGTACTGCTTGACTTGCTCTCCTTTGATGCCAACACCGTAGTGCTTAGCAAGTACAGCTAAGCTACCACCAACCTCAGTGCCATGCAGTGCGCGGCCCATAGACAGCGTGTCTAACCAACCCTTCGGTTTGATCTGAAAGTGCTCAGACAAAATGAACCCGTCGAACATAGCGTTGTGGGCTAGGGCAAGGGACTCACTCCATTCATACCTACTCAAAAACTCCGCAGTCTCGATCATGGTTCCCGTAAACCACTCGGGTTCGCCATCTTCTACTTGTACTGAGACTCCTATAACCTCAAAGCGTGGGTCGCGTACGTACTCTTCGGTAGTCTGCTTAGCAAAGCCAAGATCACCCCCATAAGCCGTCTCAAAGTCAATCGTTAAAATTTTCATGGGCCTAGTGTCCCCATTATTTTTGCATACGTTGACCGAGGGTCAGTGAACCCTTGCGCTTGAGTGGCTTGACTGTACAGCGATGTACTTGCTTGCTGCGCTTGGTTGTTCATCTGCGCTTGTTTGGCGTATAGGCTTGCTTGGGCTGCGGACATTATCATTACTCCGTCCTCTACGCTTTCCCTAGAAGTCGGGTTGAGTGTTTGCTGCATAATTTGGGCAAGCAATGCTT